AAGCCGTGCGCCGCGCCGTTCGCGCCGCCGGCATCGTCAAGCCCGCAGGCTGCCACACCTTCCGGCACAGCTTCGCCACCCATCTGCTCGAAGCCGGAACCGACATCCGCACCCTGCAAGAACTGCTCGGACATAAAGATGTCAGCACCACCCAGATTTACACCCACGTTACCAACCAGGCCATCACCACCCGCAGCCCGCTCGACCTGGTGGCGTAAAGGAAACCCATGACCGACCGCACCCAACAACTCATGGACGTCGCCAGCCCGCACGAAAAAGCCGAGCTGGCCACCATGCACAACGCCGTCATCCAGTGCATGGCCGCCTACAAAAAAGCCAGCACCGCCGCCAACAAGCGCGACTGGGACGCCGCGCGCAACGGCCTGCACGACGTGGTTGAACGCCTCTGGCCGGTCTACTTCCCCGCCGAAGCCGCCGCCGACCCCGAGGTCTTCGACCAGCAAAAAGCCGCCCTCTCCTGGCTGCACAACCGCTTCGGCAAGCCATACCCGTCCGCCGGAAAATTTTCCCAGGACATCCGTGACGGCCTCTGCCGCCAGCAGGAAAACCGCACCATCCTGCGCAAAGAGCTCAAGAAATACGCCGAGATCATCGCCCACGACAAAAAAGCCGCCAACCTCTCCGCCGACAAAGCCGCCCAGCGCGAAGACCTCGAAATCGAAAAACTACAGTTAGAGATCGACAAACGCAAAATGGAAAACCGTAAAGAGGATAAAAACTGGATCGCCCGGGATATCGTCTTCGAACGCGAAGGCGCCCTGGTCGGCCAGATCATGGGCGAGGCCCGCCACCATCTCGGCCGCTCCGTGCCCGCTCTCATCCACGCCGCCAAGGGCGAGCTAGAACGCACCCCCGAAATAAAAAAGATCCTCGAAGAAGCCCTTTTCGACGCCTTCCGCGCCATGTACGAATCCGGAGAAATCGACATGACCTTCCTCGACGAAGAGGCCGAATGATGCAACCCGCCCTGGCCGCCGACATCTTCGCCCAGCCGCTGCCCGACTTCTTTCCCGAGTCGCTGCGCCGCGCCTGCGCCGGCAAGCAGATCCGTTACGCCCTGCCCCGGGCTGTGCGCGAGCGCATGCAGGTGCCCGAAGACCTCACCGGCAGCCAGTGGGCCGAAAAGTACCGCCGCGTCACCGAGATCGACGCCCAGCCCGGCCGCTGGCGTCAAGACCTCGTGCCCCACACCAAAAAGCCCATGGACACCATCAGCCTTCCCTGGGTCAAAGAGGTATGGATGTGTATGGTCGAGCGCTCCGGGAAAACCCAAATTTTACTTAACGCCGCCATGCGCCAGCTCGACCGCGGTATCGACTCCGGCAACGTTTTCTGGCTTATGCCCAGCGAAAAAGCCGCCACCCTGGCCCTCGGCGAACGAATAATACCCACCCTCAAGGCCAGCCCGCGCACCGCCCGTCTGCTATCCCGCTACGCCGACGACACCACCCGGTCCCTGATCCGCTTCAAACACGGACCGCGCCTGATCCCCGCCTGGTCTAACAGCCCCGGCTCGATCAGCTCTTACTACGGCAAGCTCAATATTGGCGACGAAAGCGACAAATACGCCGACCTTTCCGGCGGAGAAACCGACCCGATCACCCTACTCAAAAAGCGCGGCCGCGACAGCGACGAATCAAAATTCCTCTTTGCCAGCACCCCAGCCGGCAAGTTTATTTATAAAGGCATGCTCGCCTGTCAGCAGATCTGGGCCTACAAAAACCGCTGCCCGCACTGCGACGAATTCGTCCTGATGGATACCGAGCATTTCGTCATCCCCGCAGCCGCCACCGTCGAAACCGTCAATCACGGCCAAGATCCCGTCACCTACGCCTGCAACGCCTGCGGAGTCGAATGGGACGAAGCCGACCGCGCCGATTCCTACCAGCTCGGCGACTGGGCCGCCATCAAGGGAGCCGATGTCGATCGCCCCGTATCCGTCGGCTTCCACATGCCCGCCTTCCCGCTGCCCAACATCAAAATGGCCGAAATCGGCGCCGCCATCGTCCGCGCCCGCTCCGGCGATCTCGCCGCCAAGATGGACCTGGCCCACGGCTATGAGGCCATCGATTACGAACAGGCCCGCGCCACCGCCGACTATCTCGAAATTCTGCGGCTATGCGACGACCGTCCCCGTGACCTGGTGCCAGATGCCGCCGCCGTTCTGGTGCTCAACGTCGACACCCAGCAGGATGGATTCTATTATGAAGTGGCCGCCGTCGGGCCGTGGGATGGACAGGCCGAGCCTACCACCTGGCTGATCAGTAAGGGCTACCTGCTCGATTTTGCCAGCCTCGTCACCCTGGCCGCCCGCACCTGGCACAGCGCCGGAGGCAAACAATACCGCATCATCAGCGCGCTGATCGACTCCGGGGGCACCCGCAAGGCCGGGGCGCCTGCCGGGCACAGCCGCACCGCCGAAGTGTACGCCTTTTGCAAACAAAACCCGTTATTCAAGCCCGTCAAGGGCACCGGCCGCAAACAAGGCGCGCCGGTCACCTACAGTATTATCGACCGTTTCCCCGGCACCGCCAAGGCCATCCCCGGCGGTCTGCGCCTGATCCTGCTCGATGTTCACTATTACAAAGATGAACTCGCCCGCCGACTGCAGCTCGATCCCGAAGCGCCAGGCGCCTTTGTGCTCTACAGCGGATATACCACCGCCCAACTCGCCGCCGGGGCCGATCCAGCACAAAACGAGCTCACCGACTACGCCAAGCACCTGTGCGCCGAATACAAAACCGAACTCGGCCTATGGGAACACGACCAAAAGGCCGGACGAAACGACTATCACGACTGCGCTACCTATCGCATGTATCACATCGACCTGCTCAAGCAGTGGGGCAGCCTCACCCCCGAGGCAATCACCCGCCCGATCCGGCGAATTATCAGTAAAGGAGTCTCGCAGAATGGTTGACAAAATCCGCCTTACCCGCCATGAAATCGCCGCCTACAAACGCGAGATCCTCGAAAGCAGCGTCCTGGTCCGCCTCGACGAGGCAGCCGAAATCCTCGCCATCGACAGCCGCACCCTCAGCCGCCGCATCGAGGAGGGACGCATCGCGCCGTACAACGACAACCCCTCCCGCAAAGGGGTGCGCATCCTCGCCAGTGAGCTGCAGCGCTATGTGCGGGAGATGCGACAGGAGATGCAAGATTCATAGAGGGCAGCGGAAACCACGCCTACAACAGCCGCGTCGAACAATACGTCATCGACAACGACCCAAAAATCTACCAATTCACCGTCACCTGGATGGAGCAAATACAAAAATTCCTCGCCGGCAGAAAAGAACTGATCGTGCTCTAAAGGAGAGTTTATGCAGATAACTATGGTTCCGGTCGCCGACCTTGTCCCCTACGAACGCAATAGCCGAACGCACAGTCCGCAACAAATTAACAAGCTCGCCGAGCTCATCCGCGAGTTTGGTTGGACAAATCCATTGATTGCCGATATTAACGGCATAGTCGCCGGCCATGGCCGCCTGCAGGCCGCGAAACAAATCTACGCATCCGGTGGAACCATCAATCTCCCCTCCGGAGACTCCCTGCCGCAAGGTCATGTCCCGGTTATCGACTGCACCGGCTGGAGCGACCAGCAACGCCGCGCCTACATCATCGCCGACAACCGATCCGCCGAGGATGCCGGGTGGGACAAAGAACTTCTTAAATTGGAACTCCACGACTTGCAAGAAGCAGGTCTTAACCTTCAACTAACCGGTTTCGATGAGAGCGAAATTGACAAGCTCCTCATCCCCCCGGAACCGCCACAGCTCAAAGAATGGGATTTGTCGGCCACCTACGAACCCTTCTGGATTGTAATCCGCGGACCGATCGACCGCTATCCGCAGATCATGGCCGCCCTTGAAAGCTTGCGTGATGAGCACCTGGTCGTGGAGGGGTCGTTATGACCACCAAGATCTGGAAACCGACCGACAATACCGACCGTGGCGAAAAAATCGCCATCCGCCGACGGCTGCTGGGTGCCATCGGCTCCCCTTCGGTGTTGGAATGTTTCGCCGGCGAGGGAAAGATTTGGCAAGAACTCTACCGAGACCTCCCCTATCTCGGCCTCGATCTCAAAGCCATCTCCGATGAACGGCCGCTGGTTCGCATGGACAACCGGCAGTATCTGCGCAGTGCCGACCTATCACCATTCAATTTTTTCGATCTCGACGCCTACGGCTCTCCCTGGCATCAATTCCTGATTGTCCTACACCGCCGCCTGATTCAACCAGGAGAAAAGATTGCCGTGGCCCTGACTGACGGACTCGATTTTAAAATGCGCATGTCCGGCCTGCCGGATGGCATGCGTTCCTTTCTCAACCTGCCCAAGGGAATGAACGTGCCTTGCCTCAACCTGCATCACGAGTTTATCGCCAAGCTGATCATCCGCAAAGCCTGCGTCCGATACGGGTTGACCGTCGACCAGGCTTTTGCCGGAAACAATCCTCGCAAGAATATGCTCTATATAGGGCTGATAATTTCAAAAAAGTGTTGTAAAATCAATGGGTTGTGATACTATTGGCAAAACTCAAACAAGGAGGAACCAACCCATGTCCATCATTTACGAACCAAAAGGCAAGGCCCGCGAATACTGTCCTCTGGCCGCCAACCTCTACAGCGGATGCAGCCACGGCTGCCGGTATTGCTACGCGCCGGCTTGCCTGCGCCGATCCGGCGAGCAGTTCCTCGCCGCCACTCCGCGCAAGGACATCATCCGACAGATTGCCAAAGAAGCCCCGGCTTTCACCGGCCGAGAGGTCCACCTCTGTTTTACCTGTGACCCCTATCAACCCATCGAAACCGACTACCGCCTCACCCGCCAAGCTCTGGAAATCTTTACCGCTCACCAGGTCCGCGCTCGGGTCCTGACCAAAGGCGGCACCCGCTGCCTCGACGATCTCGACCTTCTCAAGGCCAACGGCGCCACTGTTGGCGCCACCCTGACTTTTTTGAACGTCGCCGATTCCCTGGAATGGGAACCAGGTGCCGCCCTGCCGCAGGATCGCCTTGCCGCCCTCGCCGAGATGCATCGCCGCGGTGTTTCCACCTGGGCCAGTCTAGAGCCGGTCATCGATCCAGAACAAACCCTGGAAATCATCCGCCAAAGCCACACATTTATCGATGAATTCAAGGTCGGGCGCTGGAACCACGCCAAGGCCGCCAACGCCATCGACTGGGCCGCTTTCGCCAACCAGGCTGTGGCTCTGCTGGACCATCTTGGATGCCGCTACTACATCAAGGACGACCTGCAAAAATATTTGTCCGCCGCTTAAAAAACCCAATAAAAAAGCGTTGACACCAAGGTAATACCCTGGTATTATCTATCTAACAAAGGGGGCAAACAAGCCCCCTCCTAACACGCCACCGGCCAGGCCGGAAGAGCGAAAGGAGAGCCACCATGACCGCATCGACTACCCTGACCCGCAGCAGCTACGGCGAAATCCTCACCCACACCGCCAGCCCCGAACACCGCGCCCTGATCGCATCCGCCCGCGAGCTGGTAAAAAAAGCCGCCAAAAAACTCCCCGCCGCCTACGACACCCTCAGCCGCGATCGCAAAGGGCGCTGGGACGGCTCCGCGCTCCATCATGAGATCTACGACGTCACCCCCACCGGCTCCAAGGTCCTGCTGTGCTGCCGCGAAGTCGATGGCAGCAAATACGGCGTCAAAACCCTAAGCAAAACCTATTACCTCATCACCCGCCACGGCAAGGGCGCCAAGGTCGCCGAAGCCAATAAGGCCGTTGCCGCCAAAGCCGCTAAAGCCGCCGGTCAGGTCATCGGTTACGCCATCGAAGTCATCGAAGGGAAGGCCCGCCTGGCAGGTAAAAAGCAAGATTTGCGCTCCGGCTACAAAGCCCTCACCCTCGACGAAGAAGGCAACCCCGTCTCCGTATGGGACAGCTCTCCCTGGCCGCTGGGCAAAGCCCGCACAGAAAAAGCCACCGACGACCACACCGGTGGATTTTACTACTATCGCACCCTCGATGAAGTGCTCGCCGCCGCTCATCAAAGCAACATCTTCGGCGATGCCCGCGAGCACCACAACCTGATCATCGCCCGGGTCGAAGTATCCGGCCGCGAAGAAAACGTAGACAGTGAAACGGGCAAGCTCTGCGTCACTCGCATCAAGCCCGTCGAAATCATCGCCAGCGTCACCATCTAACCATCAACCCCAGGGGGCCGGGCAACCGGCCCCTTATAATTCCTGTGATCATCATGAAAAAATGGACTGAAAAAGAGCTCGTTTATCTCAAAGAAAATTACAAAGTCGCCGATCCGGATATAATCGCCGCCGCCCTCGGCCGTTCAAAAAAATCTGTTATCCAGAAAGCGTACAAACTCAAAGCAAGCAACGGAAAATGGAGTAAAAAAGAAGACTTAATCGTTTCCCTGTTGTGGCCGTACCTCACCGCCAAAGAACTGTCGGCCATTATTGGGAGGTCTGTAACCGCCGTCAAGTTGCGCGCCCTCTATTATCACAAGCTGAAAAAAAACCAAAAGGAGTCCCCCATGTCAAGACGCACCAGCCTCTACCTCGGCGATCACGCCGAAGCCGCCCTCGGTCCCCTCGAAGCCGACGATAGCCTCTCCGGGCGCATCAACACCATCCTGATCCGCTACGACCAGATCCGCATCGCCGCCTGCCCCGATCTCACCGAAAAAGAATGGTGTGCCATCTGCGACGCCAATAACGGCACCTGGCTGCAGGCCGACCATGCCGATACGGACCCCGCCCGACATCTCTGGATGAACGTTGCCGACGACGAACTAGACGAAAAGTGGGGCATCGACCGCCTCGAACTCGCCCGCCGCATGAAGGCCATGAGCGTCGCCGAACAATGCGCCGTCATCGAAGTCGTCGGCCGCTTTTGGCGCCCCGGCGAAGTCGTCGAGGGCGAAACCTACGCCCAACTGCTGGCCAGATCCGGCGCAAAAATCACACCATGAAGTCCACCAACGTCCACCAGGTCCTCCAGCGCCTCGACACCATCCGCCTCTTCCTGGCCGAAAAGGTCCATTTCAACGCCAACATCCTGGCCGAAGAGTTCGACATTTCCCCCCGCACCGCTAAGCGCTACCTGAAGCTCCTGCGAGACTATTACGGCATCCGGATGGAATACGATTCCTCCGACCGCACCTATTTTTTAGTCGAGCCCGGCGAAGATTACACCCTCAGACATCTGCTCAAAACAAAAAGCAACAAATGACGACCCAAAAAGCCCCGCACCCCGCGGGGCTTTTTTCTGTCAGTGCCAGACAATGCCCGTCAGTGCCCCGTGGATAAATTCCGGAGGGCAGGAGACAATCGCCGAGACTCACACCGGAGGATCTATGGCGGGCATCACCCTCGAACAAGCACAGGCCAGACTCACCCAATACCTGGCCGCCGAAGAAGCCGTTTTGGCCGGGCAGCGTTACCGCTTCAATGATCGTGAGATGACCCGGGCCGATCTGTCCGCCATCCAGCAGGGCATCGTAGTCTGGAACGCCCGCTGCGAGCGGCTGACCCGCTCCGGCATCACCGTGCGGGAGGTCATCCCCCGATGAAACTCGCCAAAACCATCACCTTTCACGGTAAGGAAATCGCCGTCCCCGTAACCCTCGCCGATCAAGTGGTTAACTATTTCGCCCCGGTGACCGGCGCGATTCGATACAAATCCCGCGTTGCCATGGCCCTGGGTGGTGGGTATCAAGCCGCCGACAAAACCCGCCGTGCCAATCAGTCCGGGCGCAAACCCGAAATGGACGCCGACAGCGCCATCCTTCCCGACCTGCAGACCCTGCGCGAAGAATCGCAGAACCTGCTGCGCAACTCAGCCATTGCCGCCGGCGCCATCAAGACCAACGTCACCAAAGTGGTCGGCACCGGGCTCAAGGTGAAAAGCGCCATCGACCGCGATCTGCTAAAGCTCACCGACGAGCAGGCCGACGAATGGGAATACCAGGCCGAGCGCGAGTACAGACTCGCCACCGAAACCCGCGAGATCGACGCCGAACGCCAGTTGCCATTTTCCCTGCTGCAAGGCTTGATTTTTCTGAAATCTTTGGAAGATGGCGACCTGCTGGTGAACATGCCGCGCTTTAAGCGGCCCGGTTCACCCTACAGCCTCAAGCTGCAACTGATTGAAGCCGCCCGGATCTGCAACAAAGACGGCGTTTCCGACACGCCCCGCCTGGTCGCCGGGGTTAAAAAAGACGACACCGGCGCACCGGTCGAATACCAGGTGTGCAACCAGCACCCAGGCTCCCGCCGTTTCCGGCGCGATCAGCAGAAATTGTCCTGGACGACCATCCCCGCTTTCGGGTCTCGCACCGGCGACCCGTTGTGCCTGCACCTGTTTGACAAGATCCGCCCCGGCCAGACCCGGGGGGTGCCTTACCTGGCCCCCGTCGTCGAGCAGATCAAGCAGCTCAGCCGTTACACCGACGCCGAAATCATGGCCGCCGTCGTCTCCGGCATGCTCACGGTGTTCGTCACCTCAGAAAGCGGCCAAGCGAAGATCGGGCCGCCGCCCACACAGGACAATCCGGATGGTGACGACTCTCTGCAGACGGACACCACCGGCATGGAACTCGGCTACGGCTCCGTGCTGGGTCTGCTGCCCGGCGAAAAGGTCGAGTCCGTCAATCCCGGCCGTCCAAACCCGGCTTTTGATCCCTTCATGCAGGCGATCCTGCGACAGATCGGCGTGGCCCTCGAACTGCCCTTTGAACTGCTCATCAAGCATTTCACCGCCAGCTACAGCGCCGCCCGCGCCGCCATGCTCGAAGCCTGGAGCTATTTTAACCGCCGGCGGCATTGGCTGGTGTCCCAGCTCTGCCAACCGGTCTACGAAGCCGTCATCACCGAAGCAGTCGCCACCGGCCGGTTGACAGCCCCCGGTTTTTTCATCGATCCCCTCGTGCGCCGCGCCTGGCTCGGCACCAGTTGGCTCGGTGACGCCGCCGGACAGATCGACCCGCTCAAGGAGATCAACGCCGCAGCGGCCCGGGTCGAGCTCACCATCAGCACCCTCGATGAAGAGTCCCGCAAGCTCACCGGCACCCCCTGGGAAGACAAGCTCCCGCAAATCATCAAAGAGCGCCGGTACCTGCGGGAAAACAACATCGCCATCAACCGCCTGCAGTTTGATCAGGACACCGCCGATGACGGCGGAAGCGATCTGGAGACATCATGAAGCTTATCGATATTATCAACGGCCCGTGGGTCATCTCATCCGAAATGCTCGGCGAGATCCAGGAGATTTACCGCGCCCATGTGCGCGGCCCCAAGATCGACGTGGCGGCCATAGAGGCCAGCCTCGGGCGGCCATTAAACAACGAAACAAAAGGTTACAAGGTGATGGACGGCGCCGCCATTGTGCCGGTAGACGGCGTCATCGGCAAAAAGATGAACCTTTTTTCGCAGATTTCCGGAGGCTGCTCCACGGACGTTTTGCAAAAGAACGTCAGCGAAGCCCTCGCGGACCCCTCTGTCAAGGGGATCATCCTCGCCATCGACAGCCCCGGCGGGACGGTCACCGGCACCTCCGAAGCGGCCCGCTTTATTCGCGAGGCCCGAGGCAAAAAACCCATTTACACATGGTCGGACGGCTGCATGTGCAGCGGCGCTGCCTGGATCGGCACCGCTGCGGACGGTGTTTATATCAGCAGCGGCACGGTTATCACCGGCAGTATCGGTGTGCTGGCCAAACACATAGACACCAGTGGCGCCGAAGAGAAAGCCGGGCTTAAGACCACCGAAATCACCGCCGGCCGCTACAAGCGCATCGCGGGGCAATATGGCCCTCTCAGCGACGAAGGCCGCGCTGACATGCAGTCGCGCGTGGATGCCGTGTACTCCGAGTTTGTGAACGATGTCGCCGCGAACCGTGGCTGCACCGCCGAAGAGGTACTGGTGCACATGGCCGACGGCCGCGAGTTTGTTGGACGGCAGGCAATAGAAGCCGGCCTGGTCGATGGTATCGCTACCCTCGACGAAGTTATCGCCATGATCCATCAAACCAAGGCCCCGGCCGGTGTTGCCCGGGCCGCAAACCAGAAAGGAAAGATCATGACTCTGGAACAACTGAGAAATGGTCACCCCGACCTGGTCGCGGCAATCACTGCCGAGGCCACCGACGGGATGATCGCCGCCGCCGATCTGCAAAACCAGATCGCCACCGCCCGCGCCGAAGGGGCCGAAGCCGAGCGCCAGCGCATCGCCGACGTGCGCGCCTGCGCCCTGCCCGGCCATGAGGCGCTCATCGCAACCCTGGCCGCCGATGGCAAAACCACCGGCCCCCAGGCCGCCATGGCGATTATCGCCGAAGAGAAAAAACGCACCGGCAGCGCCGCTGCCAATATCGCCGCCGATGCGCCGCCGGTTGTGCCTCCCGTTGCCGATGGTGACGACGGCAAGAAGATCAAGCGCCACGATTTTGACGCAATGACCCCTGCCGCCCAGGCCGCTTTCGTGCGGGCCGGCGGTCAGATTGTCGCCTAATCCTGCGGCGATTAAATATTGAAATGTAGGGGCGGCGCTTGCTCCGCCCTGGGGCGCGGCACGCAGCGCCCCTACAAGAACCGGATTTCGATATTTATCCACCGGCGCAATAATCACTTTAAAGGATCGTAAAGGAGTCACACGCCATGCCCAACACGTTCACCGGACTCATCCAGTACATCTACGACACCGTCGACAACGTCAGCCAAGAGCTGACCGGCATGATCGGCGCGGTATCCATCAACGGCAAGGCCGAACAGGCCGCCCTCAACCAGGACATCAGCTACGACATCACCAACATCGGCACCGAGCGGGATATCACCCCGGCCGCAGTCCCGCCCACCCTGGTTGACGAGACCACCGCCGCCGGCACCATGAAACTGACCAAGGCCAAATCCGTCCCCTTCTACTGGACGGGCGACGACGAAGCCCGCGTGGGCATGGAAGCCAAGAACGGCATCCAGGATAACAAAATCGCGCAGGCAATCCGCCGCTTGCGCAATCTCATCGAAGCCGACTTGTGCGCCCTGCACGTCACCTTCAGCCGCGCCTATGCCGCCCACGCCACCACTCCGGCCGCGCTGTTCGCCAGCAACCTGGCCGAAGTGGCCCAGGTGCGGAAGATCCTGGTGGATAACGGCGCCGGTGAACAGGATCTGCAGTGCGTCATCAACACCACCTCCGGCGCAGCCCTGCGCTCCCTGGTGTCGCTGTCATCGTTCCAGGGTGCCGGGATGCTCGAAAGCGGCGTCCTGATCAACCCCTTTGGCGTTTCACTCCGTGAATCGGCGCAGATCGCCAGCGTGACCGCTGTCGGTAACAACACCGGCGGCTATGTCGCCAATGGTGCCCATGCCGTCGGGGCCACCACCATCACCCTCAAGACCGGCACCGGCACCATCCTGGCGGGCGACGTGATCACCATCGGCACCGACACCTCCATCAAGTACACCGTGCTCACCGGTCTGGCCGCCGCGGGGGATATCACTATCGCCGCCCCTGGCCTAGTCAAGGCCCTCGTCGATGGGAACGCCGTCGCAGTCGTCGGGGTATGCGCCCGCAATCTGGCATTCAAACGCAGCGCCATCCATCTGCTGGCCCGGCTGCCCAAGCTGCCCGCAGGCGGGGATGCCGCCACCGATGAGCTGATTGTCCAGGACCAGGTTACCGGCCTGCCCTTCCGCTTTGCTCAGTACAAAGGCTATCACGCCAACCAGTGGGAAGTCGGGATCGCCTGGGGCGTCAAAAACGCCGTCCCTCAGCACACGGCCCTGCTGCTCGGTCAGTAAGCTCTGTTAGACAAAGTGACACCGGCGGGGGGTGACTCCCGCCGGTGTCAAGGAGGCAACATGGCAGAGAAACCTGAAAAATTTGTCACGGTCGAAAAAGATGGCGAAACGATCCAGGTCCACCCCGGGCAAGTTGAACAACATCAACTCCTGGGCTGGAAGATCAGCGAAGAGCTCGAAGGTGGTGAAGGCCCCGACGATGGCGAAGAACCCTCGCCGCCGGAAAAGCCGACATACCCCAAAAAGCATAGTGGTCGATGACACACTTGCCCAGCAATCCACCCATTAACCAGCGCGGGGCCTTATCGGTCCCCTTTTCCCCGCGAGAGGCCCCTCGCACCCAGGGGGAGTCAATGGTTGAGTACTGTATGAATGAAACCCAAATCGCGCTATTCAACCAACGCTGGGCAGACATTGACAAAAAGCTGGATCGTATGATGCCGGGCATCGAATCCATCCCCGAGCTGAGGAACGAGATCAAGCATCTCACCGAGGATCTGAAAGACGGCCGATCCTGGCTCAAGCATCACGAGGAGCGAATCCAGCTCCTCGAAAAAGCGCCAGGCTCCGCCGCCAGTAAATTCTTGTGGGTGATGGTCGGGGCCGCCATGACCGTTTTCGCCGGGGTATCCACCGGCATGCTGATGTTTTGGTTTAGAGGGAGACCATGAAACAAATTATCCTCATCGACCCGGGCCACGGCGGCAAAGACCCCGGAGCCGTCGCCAACGGGCTCCACGAAGCCGATATTAATCTGGCAGTGGCCGGATTCTTGGCCATTGCCCTGCGCGAAGCCGGCGCCGCGCCCCTGCTCACGCGATCGCGCGACA